TCCAGCCAGAGTCAGACCCCCAGTGATCAGATCATAGCCCAGCTCAGTCTTCTGGATCAGATCAGGGAGCTCAGCTGTCCCCTTGAATACATCATAGAGAGTCTGATCCATGCTGAGGATATCAGCCCCAGCTCCCAGAGACAGATTGCACTGAGGATCTAAGTCCACAGCTATGACCTTATAGCCCTTCTGTCCCAGTCCTGAAGCCAGAGCTCCAGAAGTAGTGGTCTTTGCCACTCCACCCTTTTGATTTGATAATGTGATTGTCTTCATACTGTCACCCCTTCTTTTACTGTCCAGCTGTGAGCCCTCTGTCTCCCTACCTTGTCATGAGGGAGATCTGATTCAGCTATGATCTTCTTAGATCCGTCTGGCTGGATCTCCATGATATCCTCATACTCATTGACTGTGAGCTTCTGAGAGCCCTCTGGAGTCTCTACAGTGACTGACCCATCACCCTCATATCTGAGATATGTAGTGTCTGGATCATAGCCCAGCTGAGTGAGATACAGAGTGATATCTTCCTGAGCTTTGGATCTCATCTGATCACCTTCCTTCCTGATTGCTTGATTTCTTGTATTCATGATTTCATGATTTCATGTCTACAATATATCACAGCCCTCTCATTTTGTCCATAAAAAAGAGACTGAAGACCATCCCTGATCTCCAGTCCCTCAGCTCATCCAAAAAAGTGAATGATCCATGCTATATTGCTTCCAGCCAGTAGCCCCACCATGATCACAGTGGCTATCAGAAGCCTTCTCTCAGTCCTCTCAGACTTAGCCATCATGAGCTCATGCTGAATGAATGATATCTTCTTCTCTTCCACCTATCACACCTCTTCTCTCATTTGCTTCTTGTACTTGTACAGTGTATTTCTGGAGAGCTTAGCTGAGATCTCCCTCTCTTCCACCTTGCCTGATCTCTTCTTAGTGGGGATCTTCACTGTCTTAGTGCTCAGGACTCCCAGAACTTCAGTATCTGACAGAGTCCCCTCAAAGTCTCTACTATACTTCCTGATCAGAGCCTTGATGGGCTCAGCCTTCTTGATATGGAGCTTGTCACCCTCAGAGCGTCCTATATCGCTCCATGTTGGATCTTCCATAGCCTTCTCTACTGATCCATACTTGATAATTAGTCTCTCATTATTTTCCTTTGCTACAGCCATTCCTTCCTTGACCCTCTGTCTCAGATCCATGACTTCCTTCTCAGCCTGATCAAAAGCCTTCTTGATATCAGCTTTGACCTTAGCCAGCATGAACTTATTGAGAGCTGTCATGATCCCACTGATCAGATCATCAGTGTCCTGATCTCCAGACTTCACATCTACTGAGATAGACCCCTTCAGAGCTTCTCTATAGCTGGTAGTATTGATATGGGGCTCTTTCAGGAAGACCAGATCACAGCCCCTCTCATACAGATCCTGATAGACCTTGAAGCCTTCCTCAGCGTCCCTACTCATTCTGGATACTGAGTCAAAGACTACCAGATCACCCTTCTTCAGCTTAGAGTAGAGCTTGCTCCATGCTGGTCTGTCCATCTTAGTCCCAGTGTACTCATCCTGAATGATAATAGCTTCAGGATACTGAGCCTTGATATTCTTGATTTGTCTCTCTATGTTTTGCTCCATTGTGCTTACTCTCACATATCCGTATTTTTTCATGACTGGACTCCCTTCTCTGGTCTCTTATTCATTTCTGGCTACACCCAGTTTTGACACTTCTAATATACCAGAGAAGAGAGCTTCTGTCAATCACTTTTGGTACTGCTTACCATTAGCCCAGATTTGAACATTTGAGCCCTCTGTCTTTTTGTACTGTCTGGGGATCATATCATCATACTCCACTCTGATCTTCTCCCTGACCAGCTCTTCATTACCCAGATCCAGAGACTCCATGTCAGTCAGCCTGACTATAGCTTCTATGTGAGTACAGTGCTCAGACTCCAGAAGTCTTCTATACTTGCTCTCTTTGTCCTGAGCTTCCATGAGTAGAGTGATCTGATCCTCAGTGAGTCCCAGTCTCTCCATGTATTCTCTACTGATCATCTGGATCACCTCACTCTGTGTCTACAGCTTCAGAGAAGAGCTTCAGCCCATCATGATCCAGACCAGCCAGATCTGAGAAACATCCACCCATATCCTCAAAGAGTGGTCTCTTCTGGAGCTCTCTCTCTGGAGTCCCATACTTCTCATTAAAATACTTGTTTGCTATCCTACCAGCTCTGGGAGTGTCATACTGAAGCCAGTCTTCCAGACCATCACTGATCCCATTGATCACCTTCTGAGCATAGCTGGAGCTCATTTCAGAGCACATGGACTCATAATTCTTCATGATACCATTAGCCCTTGCTACTTCCTGAATGACTCCCATAGCTATCCCATTATCCTTGACCATCTCAGCCACTCTGTCCAGCTCTTCTCTGGAGACCTTATCTCTCATCTTCAGAAGGTGGATCAGGTTGAGCTGATCATTTGTAGGTGGATTGACCTTCCTTCTGGAGAGTGCTTCATCCATCCCCTTCAGGATCGTCCTGAGACTGACTCTGTACTCATCCTGAAGAGCTTTGAGATCCTCACTGTGAGCCTTCTGGAGCTTCTCCAGATCTTCCTGATAGCCCTTGCTCCCCTCATACTTCTTCAGAGACTCCAGCTTCTTCTCATAGTCAGAGACCAGCTGAGCCCTCTTGTCCTGAAACTGCTTAGCCCTTGCATAAAAAACCTCAGTATTCTTAATCATTATTTTTATCTCCCTTCTTTGAGTGATTTGATTTTCTTTTTGCTGAAGTAGTGATCTGAGATCACATCAAAAGTGAACACTGGCACATGATAGCCCAGATGATCCTTCATGAGCTCTCCATTTGCGTCTGAGACCATACAGAGAGCTGGTACTACTTGCCTACTCCATGTCTGACTGTCAATCTTTGACCCACAGTGAGGACACTCTCTGGAGTGCTCATCATTCATGGATCTTCTGTAGACTTCCCATGTCTGACCACAGTAGTCACAATAGATTTTTAAGTATGCCATGACTCTTCTCCCTTCTTTGATTTCATGATTTCATGTATTCTTGATTTCATATTTTCTTTCAAGCTCCCTTTTGTATTGCTCAGCTCCATCCTTGCCCTCAAAGAGCCTACTCCCTACCAGCCACCTCTCCCCATTTATGGTCTCATACTGAAGGACTTTCCATCCCCTCTGACCACCATTCAGGAAGAGTAGTGGCTTGATCTCTCTAATCTCTATTTCCATCATGAGCCTTCTCTCCCTTCTATGCTGAGTGCTTCCTACTGTAGATCACCCTATCCAATGAATAAGCAAGAGCGTCAAGGCTGTGATTGTCTTTGTCTGGGACTGAGCTCAGGACTTCTCCAGTCCTCTTATCAATGTCATACTGATAATTCTGGAGCTCTCTGGCTGTGTTTGGAGTCCTTCTGGGATCTACTATGATCTTCCTATGCTGCAGCCACTTGATCCTATACTCCACACATCCAGCGAACTTCTGACAGCCTATGATCTTCAGACCATGATCCCTCATATCAGCTATGTCTTTTGGACTGGCTGAGTCAGCTATGATCAGAGCCTTCTCTTCATACACTCCATCCATAAAGGGACTATATGAGACCCTCTCTCCCAGAGAGTGCCAGCCTTTTTCCTTGATCTTGTCAGCCAGCTGTCTATTGCTCATGTGAGTCCCATAGATCTCATCCATGATCCAGACTGTCTCTGTCTTTGGCTCATAGCTCACTCTCAGGAAGCAAGCTGGATCTGTACTGAAGCCCCAGTCCAGACCTGAGTAGATCTTGACCAGCTGACTGTATTCCTGATCAGTGATCTCCCTGACTTCCAGAGTCTCAAAGACTTCAGCTCCCTGACCCACAGCCAGTCCCATGTATTCATGATCATAGGCTCTGGGATTGATTTCTCTGAGCTTCTCAGCTTCATCTATGAATGTCTGACCCAGCCACTCCAGAGGGATCTGAGTATAGTTAGTGAGAAGATTGAGGGATCTCTCATCTGGTCTGTCACAATACTCATTAGCCCAGTTGACACGGCTGATAGGTGGATTGAAGGATCTCAGGACTGTGAAGCTGTCTCCACCTCTGAGGACTGACTGCTGAAGATTTCTCAGCTCCAGCTCCCCATTGATCTCATTGAACTCTTCACACCACAGATATCTGAAGTATCCTTTTGCTGGCTTGATGGACTTCAGCTTCTGAGGATCATCCAGACCAGTGAGCCTGATCACCTGACCAGTAGGAAGATAGACAAACTGGAGAGGATTGAGAGTGGATCTCCACTGATCCTCTACTCCCAGAGCATTGAGAGCCCACTGGATCTGAGCATATACAGAGCCCCTGAGCGTGACAGCCCACTTCCTGACTACCAGAGCATTACTGAGCCCAGTAGGATCTCTCATGATCTGAAGAGGGATCTCCAGAGCACAGAAGGAAGACTTCCCAGATCCTCTCCCACCTCTCAGATTGTAGAACTCATGACCCTGATCACAGATATCCTCATGTATAGCCCAGTAGGGCTCAGCTGTGAGAGTCTTGATATCTATACTGTCCAGCTCTTCCTGAAGTCTCTGGGAGTGTCTCTGTGAGCTCTCCAGAGCCCTCAGACGCTTATCCAGTACATAGTTAGATACTTTCATCCTTCACCCCTCAAACTGGCTCAGATTTGGTCTGAGCGTCTTCCAGAGCCTGAAGTCTATCCAGTATCTCAGTAGTGGACTTCCACTGATTGAGCTGGCTCATGAGTAGGTTGATACCATTGATCTTGACCTGATCAGAAGTGTCTTCCTTCCTGATAATGCCCTGAAGGATCTCCACATCCTCAGTGAGATAGGACTCCATCTTCAGGACTGCTTCTTTTATGATCTCAGTCCTTCTCTGAGTGAGTATCCTCTGGAAGTCTGGATCTCTCTTCAGTCTGTAGTATTTTGTTTTGCTGATCCCAGTCAGCTTCATGATCTCAGCTGGTTTATAGCTGGTCAGGAAGGCTGTGATCAGGCTCTCTTCATATTGCTTCATGACCTCACCTCACTCAGTATCCTTCCAGCTTCCAGCTTCTCAGCCACTGTAGCTGACTCATCCTCTAAGACTGATAACATCCCTTTGATGATAGCTTCAGTAATCCGCTTCTGAGCCTGAGCCTTCTGGTCTCTCTTCTCTTTGTTTTTCTGTCTGGTCTCTACCGCTTTTTGTGCTGGAGTCATTTCTTCTCACCTCTCTTCTCTTTGATATACTCTTCAGCTTCCTCTCTGGATCTGAAGACCCTTTTCTCTGTATCATCCCAGCTGTATCCATTCCCCATATCTTTCAGCTCCCACACCTTGAAGCCCTCTCTATATGGTCTGATCTTGTATTTACTCATGGTCAGTCACCTCTCTCTCTGTCATAGTAGTTATGTAGCTTCTTGTGACAGCTTCCGCATACAGTACAGAGATCCCTCATGACATCCTCATGACCCAGATTTCTGTATGTAACATGATGGACTTGCATAGTCCTACAGTGGTCTATGGATCTCCCACACATGACACACCTGAAGCCATCAATCTCCATCCGCTGTCTCTTCTTCTCTTCCCACTCTGGGGATCTGATATATTCCTGATAAAATGCTGATTGCATTTACTCACTCCCTTCTGATCCTGACAGTCACACTTCTCTGAAGGATCTAAGTGAGCCCCACACAGCTCACATACTCTGTAATATGTCTGTCTCATCTATCTCCATCCTCTCAGGGCTGATAGTGCACTCAGGGCACTTGATTTTGATTTCTATATAAACGCAATACACATTTACTTCTAATCTCTTATCTATTGCCCTAAGTGCCCTAAGTGCCCTAAAGCCTATAAATAAAGGATTTTCTCAGGGCACTTCTTAAAAAATCACTTGCCCTAAACTTGCCCCAGACTTGCCCTTCAGCCCTTCCAGAGCTCCCTGATCTACTCATTTTTGAAGGGGATCTCCATCTGATCATCTACTGGAGTCCATTCAGGGCACTTTTTAGGCTCAGGATCATCAAAAGAAATGCCCTCAAAATATCTCAGTCCATTTGACTTGATCTCCCTGAAGTTTTTAGACCTCATAGCTCTATAAAAGTTATTCCTATTGAGTGGAGTCCTATCAGTGCTGAGACAGTAGCTGTCATATTTCTGGTAGAGCTGACCCCTCTCTATCCTTGACTCCCTGACCCTGAAGCAAGTATCAAAGATCCACGCTTCCACAGTGTCACTGTCATTTCTGAGGGACTGTACAGCTTCCACTGAGCCAGCTGACTCTGTGATATAGCCTTGCTGATATGCCCTCTCCAGAGCTTCCACAGCCAGCCTGATCAGATAGTCTATCTCCCTACTCAGGATATCCAGATAGTCAGCTCTCTTGTGCTCTGGCTGTCTATTCATATTGAGGACTCTGAGCCTTCTGAAAAATCCATTTGTCTTCTCACTCAACACCAGAGGGAGCTCATTTGTGCTGAAGATCAGCTTTGCATAATTCTTGAAGCTGATAGCGTCCTTCCCCTTAGCTTCAGCCCTGAGACTATCCTCTCCCAGTACCTTCTTGATCACGCTGGTATCTTCCAGAGCTGAGACTTCCAGATCAGCACATGAATTGAGTAGCTTCCCCAGAAGACCATAGCTGGCAAAACGCTGAGACAGCTCTTTCAGTGATATGTTGCTGACATTCTCTGAGCCTATGATCAGCTCTATGATCCTGATCACTAAACTCTTGCCAGTCCCACCCAGTCCCAGTAGTATGAGCATGATCTGGAAGCGTGTATCCTTTGTCATGCAATATCCGATATACTGAAGTAACATCTCCCTGTCATCTGGCTGAGGGACTATGAACTGAAGCCACCTCTCCACCTCTTCTCCAGTCAGCTGAGCTTCTGGATGGTACTCATGAGGGATCACATTGATACATCTGTATTTCTGACTGTGAGGGATCAGCTTCTTAGCTATGGGATCATACATACCATTTTTGAATGGTATCCAGTGCTGAGGATACCTATTGAGATCCTCATAGCTGACCTTTATCTCTGACCTATTCAAAAACAATTTGAAGATCCTATCCTCAGTAGTGCTCTTGTCCAGCTCTGGATAGATCAGCTTTGAGATAGCTGTCTTCAGATTTGCTCCAGACACATCTCCCTTGAAGATCCCATCCTTGCACATATAAGGAACTGAGCCCAGCATGACAATATCCCCCCTCTTGCTCAGATACTCATAGACCCTGAGATCATAGACAGAAGTAGCTATCCCTTGCTTATTGAAGTGATGAAACTGGCTGAGATCCTCTCCACCTGATTTCATGATTTCTTGATTTCTTGCTTTCATGATTTCATCTTCTGGAGATCCAGCCTGATACTTCATAACTGAGTCATAGATCTTCTGGAGCTCAGTCTCTGATATAGGTGGATTGCACTTCTCAGAGTTGAACTGTCTGAGAAGCTCCCATGTCTTGATAGCTGGTACAGACTTAGCTCTCAGGCTTGCTCCATATCTGAAGATAGTGTCATTCCTTGACCCTTCAGGAACTGTCTCAGGGATCTCAAAGAGCTTCTTCTGACTCTCTCCCAGAGCTTCTCCAGTGACCTTCTTCTCCAGTCTCTGAAGCCACCTCTCAGGAAGCTCAGCCAGTGGAGTCTCATCTGGATCTGACCCACACTCCCACTCATACAGTCTCCCAGTGTCAGGATGGACTGAAGGTGGAGCTACCACATAGCCACCCTGAGCCCTGATATCAATGTCCTGAGCCAGCTGTGAAGCTGAGTTTCTGATATCATGTCCCTCTGGATATCTGAAGTAGTAGTGAAGCCCACCTGATCCAGTGATAGCCACCCATGTCTCAGGGAGCTCTCCCAGCTCACTCTCCAGAGCCTTCAGGGACTCATCCCCATACTTGCCCTGATCGTGCTTCACATCCACATCTATGACCAGAAGACCATTGATCTGACCAGTGGCTATCCCTATATTTGCTGAGGGATACTGAGCCCACCATGACTCCACCTGAGCTCTGTCTTTTGTAGCGTCTTTACATCCATGAGCTGTCAGTGGGATCTTGCCATTCAGAGGGAAGATAGCCAGTGAGCTTCTCTGACCTTCTTCAGTTAGGTACTTGATAGCTTCACTCTTCACTCACTCCACCTCTCTCTTTGTTCAGCTCCCTGATAGCCTTCAGGATCTTGCTTCTGTTTTCTGGAGTCAGATCATATCTCATGAGATTGCTCAGCCAGACCCTACTGATCCCCATGTGCTTAGCTATCTCTGTATATTTCAGCCCAGACTCACTGACCATGACTCTGATATCAAGATTTCTCACTTCTGGTCTCTCCCTTCTTTAATCTCTTTACTTTGTTATTTACATTTTAATGCTGATACTGTATAATAACAATGTACAGTATGTTTCTAATATTTGAGATTTGAAGGGAGCGACTCACCATGAAATTATACAGTTTGAAGGAAGGACTCAAAAGAGCAAGGAAGGAAGCTGGACTCACTCAGGCTGATCTGGCTGAGAAGATGGGAGTCCATATCAAGACAGTCATGAACTGGGAGCAAGGGATAGCTGAGCCACCTCTGGGGACTCTCATGGAGCTGACAGAGCTCTATCACTGTGATCTGGACTATCTGACTGGGAGACTGGATCAGAAGACCCATGATCTCCAGTTTATCCATGATCAGACTGGGCTCAGTGAGAAGGCTATAGAGAAGCTCCAGAGCTTCATGACAGAGCCTGACTGGGATCAGATGGAGATGGATCTGAGGGAGTCAGCCCCTGAGATCCCTGAAGAGAAGATCCATGACAGCATACAGAGACAGAGGGAGAGCTGGGAGACTTCCCCAGCCAGAGACTATAGTCAGATCCTCTCCCTGATCCTTGAAGACCTGAACTCTGAGTATTTGCTCTCACTGATCACCAAAAGAGTGAAGGGATATAAGCCACGCTCCAGATCAGACAGACCTCTCACTCATAAAGAGCTCACTCAGGATGATCTATGGATTGATCTGGATGGTCAGAGGATCTTGACTCATAAAAGGAATATGCTGGACTCCCTGATCCAGTCAGAAGTAGCCAGCATGATCCCAGTGATCACAGAGACCTATCACAATAGTCAAAACTGAGCTATATCTATCAAAGTACCAAAAGTGAAGCAATTTGACTCTGAGACAGTCCTTCTGAGGGCTGTCTTTTTGTATGCTTTTTGACTCCACTCAGATTTGACTATATCAGCTCAGAAGAGAAGCCCTGAGAGCGATTATCAGAGAGCCCTGACCTATATTTCTACCCTGAGCCCCCTGATAAACGCTTCCAGAGCCACAAAAAAAAGAGACCAGCTGGATCTGATCCCTCTTCCCTGATTTCATGTATTCATGTTTTCATGTCTTCTCCCAGTGTCTGTAGACTGTGGACTTGCTCAGCCCAGTCTCCCTGATACAGTCAGCCTTCTTCCCTTCAGGATGATCTGATCTCCACTGGATCACCTGATCAGCCTTGCTCCCTGATCCCTTCTTCCTTCCCTGAAGAGTCTTCCCCTCAGCTTCATTCATGATCTCCAGAGTGCTTCTGGCTATTTTAAGATGGATAGCCCTCTTCCTACCATTTCTCTTGATAGGCTTATACTCCCAGCCTTGCCAGTGCTCCAGACTCTCTCTGGGAGTAGCCATAGCCTTCTCATTGTACATCTTCATAGCTGACTGGATCTCTTTGGGCTTGATCTGTCTCACAGCTCCCTTATTGTACTCTGGGAGTAGCTTCTCCAGATCCCTCTCCAGCTCATCCTGATCCACTCCACACTTATAAGCTATGACAGACAGAGCACACATGGAGAGATATCTGTGACCCTCTTTTGTCTTGTTCCTACAATTCTCCAGAGCATAGTCATAAAAAGCTCTGTTTGTCTTCCAGCCTACTATCTTCTGTCTCTTCCTTCTCTCACCCTTCTTCTTCTGTCTCTTCTCTCCATATCGGATGAAGTGAACATCTTCCAGCCCTACAGCCTTCCCCAGATCATCTATATCCCACTTCTCACCTATCCTGAAGACTGTATTCTCCCAGTCATATTTATTGCGTCCCCCAGCACATCTGAAGTCCTGACCGAACCACTGGATCTGAGTCTCCACATAGACCCTTCTACTTTGCTGGATAGCCAGAGCTCTGTAGAGCTTATCAATATTCTGAGTCATGGAGTGATAGACTGGGATAGGCTCAGTCAGTACAAAATACAGATGAAGCCCAGTCCCAGAGTTGACTATATAAGTGGGCTTAGCGAACTTCTCCCCATTTGCACTCTCCCAGTCCCTCTGGAGAGCGTTGAGAAGCACACCTGAATAAGCGTTGTCATAGTCTATGATGAAGGTATGGATATTCCTGGCTGACTTCTTACTGATCCAGTTATTGAAGTAGGTACAGCCACCTATCAGAGTATCATTCCTGACTGATCCGAACTCCACAGCGTCACTGATCGTCATTGTCCTGATCCTCTTCTCATTCTCATCCTCATCTATAATGACCACTGGGATCTCTTGCTCCAGATCATCAAAGATGGTCTCATACAGATCCCACGCTGAGACTTGCTCCCCAAACTGGCTGAGGATCATATTCTTCTCATCATATTGCTCTCTGATCACCTCTATGGGCTCATCCCTCAGCATGATCTCACTCCCTTCAGACCCCTCTCATTTATAAGGGGCGTAATGTATCAATAGATTTATTTTACCTTTTTGAGCCATTATAAGGGATAGCCTGAGCAAGTGTCAAGACTACCCCTTCTGAGCCACCTGAGAGCCTCTCAGAGCCCTTCTGATAGCTTCCTTGATAATTTGATCAGCCCACTTCTTCAGAGCTGTCTGAGAGCCTTCTGAACTCTTCCAGCCACTCTCTTACACACTTGATATCATCTTCAGTGGGCTCTCTCTTGAAGCCTTCCAGAGCTTCCTTGATCTCATCTTCCCACCACTGATCTTCAGGATCTATCTCTTCAGGATGATCCTTCATGTAGGCTCTCTCATCCCATGCTGTCAGGAAGTCTTCTACAGTGTCAGCTGAGCCCCATCCCAGAAGGTGAGGGAGTAGATCATCCTCATACATCCATGAGAAGCCATGTCTGTCATACCACTGATCAGCATACATGGACTCATCTGATCCAGAGTAGAATGACCCACATCAGATCTCCCACAAAAGTCTCAAAGAGCTCTTGTATAGTGATCCCAGATCTACCACACTTCTCAGCCAGAGCCCTCAGATCCTTGTCACTGATCCTGACTGGGACTGACCTGAGCTTCAGCTCTTCATGATCCCTGATATCTCTCTTTGTATCCATCCGCTTCACCTCTCTATCTGATTTCATGTCTACATGATTTCATGATTTCTTCTGAGCCATCTTCAGCTCATAGATCTGTCTCTGATCCTCTGTGAGAGAGTGCTTCTTGATATACTCAGTGAGAGCCTTCTCTCCCAGCTCATCCACTTTCATTCCCTTAGCATCAGCCCACACTCTCCAGCTGTCTACAGTCTCTATGGGAGCTCTGAATGAGAAGACCTTGTGAGTGTCTGTCTTCTTTTTCTTGCCCTCTGTAGGCTCTTCTGTGACCTTCTCAGGCTCTGTCTTAGTATTTCTCTTAGCTGGCTTCTTAGTGGTCTCTGTGGAGCTCTCAGACGCTTCAGAGAAGAAGCCATCCATCACAGCTCCAGCCTTCTTCATGCTATCCATTTTCTTACTTGCCATCTTCCTTCTCTCCCTTCATGAACTCATCTATAAATGACAGATAGTCTACTGTTGCATTAGCTTTTGGAGCTTCAGTGAAGAGATCAGATCTCATGACCTGACTCTCCCTGACAGCCACACTATTTCTGATAGGCTGACTGAAGACCTTAGTCCCCAGCTTCTCAGCTGTCTGAGTGATCTGATCCATTAGAGCCTTGCTCACATTCGTCCTCTCATCATGTCTGGTTATGAGAAGACCAGCTATCTCCAGATCCCTATTACTATACTTCCTGACCCTCTGGATCAGTAGATTGAGCTGAGAGAGTCCCTGAATGGAGTAGAGATCAGCTGTGAGTGGTATGATCACACTGTCAGAAGCTGTGAGAGCGTTGACAGTCAAGATCCCCAGAGTAGGTGGAGTGTCAATGATACAGAAGTCATAGTCAGCCTTCACAGTGTCCAGAGCTTCCTTCAGCATGAACTCTCTCCCAGTCTGAGTGAAGTCCATGTCAGCTCCAGCCAGAGTCAGACCCCCAGTGATCAGATCATAGCCCAGCTCAGTCTTCTGGATCAGATCAGGGAGCTCAGCTGAGCCCTTGAATACATCATAGAGAGTCTGATCCATATTGAGGATATCAGCCCCAGCTCCCAGAGAGAGATTGCACTGAGGATCAAGATCCACAGCTATGACCTTATATCCTCTCTGAGCCAGCCCTGAAGCCAGAGCTCCAGAAGTGGTAGTCTTTGCGACCCCACCTTTTTGATTTGATAGAGTGATTGTCTTCATACAGTATCCCCTTCCTTCAGTGTCCAGCTGTGAGCCCTCTGTCTCCCCACCTTATCCATATCATGAGGGAGATCTGACTCAGCTATGATCTTCTTAGATCCGTCTGGCTGGATCTCCATGATATCCTCATAGATATTGACAGTGAGAGTCTGAGAGCCCTCTGGGGTCTCCACAGTGACTGATCCATCACCCTCATATCTGAGATATGTAGTGTCT